GGTCATGGGGCGTGATGGAAAAGAAAAAGTAAATTAAATAAAGATAAAAAAGTACTTGCATAGCATTTTTAGCCATGCCATAAACATCGGGCGGGGCGGTGGTCGCCCTCCCAAATTGGAGATTGAAAATGACAAAGATTAAATTTCACAGCGAGACTGATGCAAACAAAGTTCATTTTGATTTTGGCTCAGTTGACAAAAAAGGTCGCAAGATCGGAGCATTCGTTCATACTTCGACAGAGGAATACGTCCCGTACGTCGAGGGCGACAATTGTTGGTACTTCAGCAATAAGGATGCCGGAACATACTTCACTTTCAAGCCGCACCTCTCAAAGAACGGTGTAGCGTTTGGAGCATGTCAGGATCGTAAATATTTTAAAACGGAGGCTGAACGTCAAGTAGCCATTGAAACCTACCTCGCCAACGCAAAGAAGCGGCACGGTTAAAATTAGAGGGGGCTCCGGCCCCCAATTACCCCCACCCTTAATCGGAGATTGAAAATGCAAGTTACAACAAAACAGGTTCAAGACGGCGTGCCAGTATGGGACATCATTATCGATGGTGCCTTTCACGGGTGCATTACGATTTTTCCAAACGAAGGACCAATAGCAACCGTTAAGGTCGATGGGTCAGAGCGCACTCTGTCTGCGCCGTCGTTTGATGAACTGGTTAATGAAATTAACGATTTTGTTGATTATATCGAAGATCGTAAAAATGAATGCGATGAAGATGATACCGCGGCTTATTTGGACGCTTTGTATTGGCGAGCGGTGGCCCTCGGGTGCGATAGTAGCGACCCTAATAATTTTTGGAGGTAATGATGAATATCAAATATCAATCGTTCATCACAAAAGATGAGATACAAAACGCAGACGATCTGGCCGCGGCAATCAAGTCGGGCCCGATCTATGCCTATTTTAATGATCGCCCGATTGCAAAAGTCCAAATCGACCACAGCAGATATGAAATCGAAGGGCACGGTGATTGGAGGCGGTTGCCAATATGGGAGACGACAACCGTTGAGCTTTGGGACGCCTTCAAAAAGTTCGCGGAGAAAGTGTCAATTAATTTCAAATAAAGATAAAAAAGTGTTTGCATAGGTAATCGAACCGTGGCATAAGGATTGGGCGGGACGCGGTGTCCCCCTAAATTGGAGATTTAAAATGGTTGGTTTTATTCAAAATGAAGCGGCTTACGAGGCGGCTATCGGGCGCAACATTAAGGCAAACCGTAAAATAGGCGGTCGTAAGCGGTTTTTTTCGGCGCACGAAGATGCGCAGATCTTGATCAACTTCGTTGTGGATCGTGTTTCTGATCATCAAGTTGATTTTTTCAATCGGTTTGGCCGTAAGCTCGATGGCGCAAGTTTCATCGACGCATGTTGGGTAAGCATCGAGGAGTTCGGTGGTTTGACTGAAAAGCAAGCCGTAGCCGTTCGCAACTCGATTGCAAAGCAAGCAGAACGTCGCGCCGAAGCAAAGGCCGCCGATGCCCTATCAGTTCATGTTGGTACGGTTGGCGAACGCCGCTCGTTTGACTTGACCGTCGCCTTCGTGACGTCGTTTGATGGCACGTTCGGCACGACATACATCAACTGCTTCAAGGATGCAGATGGCAACGTGTTTGTTCACAAGGGCTCGTCTATCCTGATCGGAGATGCTTCACGGCAAATAATTGCCAAAGGCGAGAAGATCCGCGTGACCGCAACCATCAAGGAACACGGCGTTCGCGATGGCGTAAATCAGACAATCATCGCTCGCCCATCCGGCGCGAGCTTCATCTGAGAGAGGATTTAAAATGACAAATGCATATGATCGTGGATCCGCAGATTCATACTACGGACGTAAATTTAGCCCACATTACACCGATGGTGGTGTACAGGTGCAGATCGAAAAGGGTACGCCAGAGTATCAGGAGTACCTCAAGGGTTGGTCAGAAAACACAGATTTCAAGGATTGGGGATAATCATGGGTCAAGTTAAAACACACGCCGTCACCATCAATAAGGTTTTAAACTCCAAGTTCTTCAACCTCGGTGTAGCGGACGTTCGTAAAGGGCGTCCCTTCAAATACGATCTGCCTGATCAAGACGAGTGGCTCTACGTCAGAGGTCGTCACTTTGCGCGGGTATTCAATGGGGAGATCAAGAATGGCCGATGCTTGAGAACAGAGGCTTTACATAAATTCGCAGACGCTTGGTACAGCGGTGCAATCATTTAAAGGGAGAAAAATGAATGAAACAATATCAAATCAATGAACATGCCATTGCCCGTGAAACTAAATTTCCTCATGGGAGCACAGAGATTGGCGTCTACGTCGATGAAATCATGATTGGCGTTATCTTTCATGCCACCGGATCTTCATGGTGGTCGTGGTATCCAGTCGGGGAAGGGAAAAAAATTAGATATAGGACAAAACGCGGGGCAATCGAAAAAGCATCCACGGCTTCGCGAATTGAGGTGTAACTTCGCGAACTGAAGTGGCTCTTGAAGCTATTCTCCTTTTGTCGTATGCTTCGCACCACAAATCAGGGGCGGTGCATGGCTAAAGTTGGCAGACCTTCGACATACGATCCTAAATATTGCCAAACGGTGATCGAGCAAGGAAAGCTCGGGAAATCGTACACGCAAATGGCCGTGGCTTGTGAAACATTTCGCATAACACTAGATCGATGGCAAGAAGAGCATCCAGAATTTCGTACCGCTGTCGCGCACGCGCTAACCCTCGCTCAAGATTGGTGGGAAACCGCGGGGCAAAACGGCATGCTCATGCGAGAGTTCAACGCGAGCGTCTGGAAGCACATGGTGGCGTCTCGGTTCCGCGATGACTACGCCGACCGCAAGCTCACCGAAGTCACTGGTCGCGACGGTGGAGCCCTTCAGATCGAGGCCGTTACGATCGACGTAAAGGATCTCGACCCCGACGCTCGAGACGCTATCAAGGCGGCTCTGTTGGCCGCGGCTGAAGGCCAGTGAAGCACGAGTACATCATGATCGACGGGAAGCGCATCGATGTGAAAGCATCGCTCCGCGAGATCTCGAAGGTCGAATGCTCGTCAAGCCTCTCCGAGTTCATCGCCCAAGCGTGGCACGTAGTGGAGCCTGGGCAAGAGTATGTCCACAACTGGCACATTGACCTGATCTGCGACAGCCTCGAGGCCATCACCGATGGCGTTATGGTGGACGACGAACGCTATTACAATCGGCTCCTGATCAACGTGCCGCCTGGCGCGATGAAGAGCCTGATCGTCAACGTGTTCTGGCCTGCGTGGGAGTGGGGTCCGGCGGGGTTGCCGAACCTCCGCTACGTCTGCGCCTCGCACTCGATGGATCTCGCCATCAGAGACTCGACCAAGATGCGGCGGCTCGTCCAGTCCGAGTGGTATCAGGAACGGTGGGGCGATACCGTCAAGCTCACAGGCGACCAGAATGCCAAGACCAAGTTCGAAACCACAGCCACGGGCTTCAGACAGGCCATAGCGGCGGGTTCCATCACTGGTGCTCGTGGTGACCGCGTGATCATCGATGACCCTCACAGCGTCGAGAGCGCGGCGTCCGAGGCCATGCGTCAAACCACGGTTGACTGGTTTGAGCGTGCGGTGCCAACCCGCCTAAACAACCCCGACCGCTCCGCCATCGTCCTGATCATGCAGAGGCTCCACGAGGAGGATCTCAGCGGCGTGGCTCTGACAAAACAACCTGATCTCTGGGATCACATCATGATACCGATGGAGTACTCGCCCGATCGAGCCGCTCCGACCATGCTCGGCTTCGAAGATCCACGATCTGAGCTCGGCGAGCTATACTTCCCCGATCGGTTTCCAAAGCACGTCGTGGAGCGCGACAAAAAAATCATGGGATCCTACGCCGTCTCGGGGCAGTTCCAACAGACCCCGACCGACGATAGCTCCGGCATCATTAAACAATCGATGTGGCAACTGTGGGAGAACAAGGATCAGTTCCCCGCGTTCGACTTCATCGTGGCCGCGGTCGATACCGCGTTTACGGAAAAGACCGAGAACGACTACACGGCCATGTCTGTATGGGGCGTCTTCTCCGAGGATCCGGTGGCCGAAGCGTCCAAGCGCGGCACAAGCTATCAGGTCGAGCGTACCTACAAACAGCCTCACCCAAAGCTCATGTTGATCTACGCATGGCAAGAGCGGTTGCAGTTGGCCGCGGTGGTCGAGAAGGTTGCCGCCACCTGTTCCAAGTTCAAGACCGACAAGGTGCTGATCGAGAACAAGGCCGCGGGAATCCCCGTCGCGCAAGAACTGCGGCGGCTCTACGCGGGAAAGAACTTCGGCGTTCAGCTTGATGACCCAGGTTCCACCGACAAGATCGCTCGGCTCTATTCGGTGCAACATCTGTTCGAGGACAAGTTGGTCTACGCGCCTGACAAGGCATGGGCTGACGAGGTCATCCAACAGTGCGCTCGGTTCCCGAAAGCCAAGCACGACGATCTCGTTGACACGGTAAGCATGGCTATGAGATATTTACGCCGCTCGGGCTTGATCCAACGCGCCGAGGAAGTGCAAGAAAGCTACAACCAAGAGCGCACTCACCACGGTGCGTCACCACCTCCGCTTTACTCGGTCTAAGGATCTGAACCATGTCGCTTGTCCCCAACATTCGCCAACCTGCCCCGATCGATGATCGAGATTCGATCGAAGATGGCGTAATCATCGAGATGGCGGACGAGGGTGGCGATCAGCACGAGTTCGATGACAAAGGCAACCTGTTGACGATCGAGCACGATGACGGCTCCATCACCCTGAAGCTCGACGGTGGTCCGCTCGAGAAGGCGGGGGCCGAGGGCACCAACGGATGGTTCGAAAATCTGGTGGACGAGATCCCCGCGATGGAACTGTCCCGCATCTCCGAAGACCTCATGCGCGGCATTCAGGACGACCTCGACTCCCGCAAGGAGTGGATTGAGGATCGTGCTCAGGGCATCAAGCTCCTCGGGCTCCGGATCGAGTTGCCTGGCATCTCGGGTGCGGCAGACGGTGCTCCGGTCGAGGGCATGAGCAAAGTGCGGCATCCTCTGTTGCTCGAGGCGGTGCTCCGGTTCCAAGCCAATGCACGCTCCGAGTTGCTCCCGACCGACGGGCCCGTCAAGGTGCGGGAGGACAACAACAATGCCACCCTTGATAGTGATACGCTTGCCAACGATCTCGAGAAAGACCTCAACCACTACCTTACCTCCACAGCCAGAGAGTACTATCCTGACACCGACCGCATGCTTCTCATGTTGGGCTTTGGCGGCACGGCGTTCAAGAAAGTCTACTTCTGTCCACTCAGAGGCCGTCCTGTTTCCGAATCAGTTGACGCCGACGATATGATCGTCAACAACGCGGCCACCGATCTGAGCAACGCCAAGCGCGTTACGCATCGCATAATGATGCGGCCATCGGTGGTGAAGCGCATGCAGATCATTGGTGCGTACAAGGACTTGGATCTCTCCACCCCTAAGCAAGTTGATCTTGATGCGACACAGCGCGAGAAGAAGTCGCAACAGGGCATCAGCGCGGGGCAGTCAAACCCTGACGATCGGGATCGCGAGATCTACGAGTGCTATTGCGAACTGGACGTCAACGGCTTCGAGCATAAGCACAAAGGCAAAGAGACTGGCCTCGAGATCCCGTATCGGGTGACAATCGATGTATCGTCGCACGAGATCCTATCGATCGTGCGCAACTATGACGAGGATACCGAGGAACTTCCCGAAGCTCGGCAGAACTTCGTGAAGTACACCTTCGTTCCTGGCATGGGTTTCTATGACATCGGCTTGCTCCACATCTTGGGCAACACGACCAACGCCATTACTGCCGCACAAAGAGAACTGTTGGATGCGGGAATGTATGCCAACTTCCCAGGTTTCCTGTATGCCGACACTGGCGCACGCCAGAACACCAACATCTTCCGCGTTCCGCCAGGCG